TGTTCTTCGACTCAGCACTTTAAACTGCACCTTGAAACAGCCCTGCTCATGCGGGGCTTGTTTCTTGCAGGAGATTCTATGGCGATCACGTATCGAGGTGAGCGGTTCGACGGCTACAACAAGCCTAAGCGCACACCAAAGCACCCTGACAAAAGCCACGCAGTATTGGCAAAGCAAGGCGACAACGTTCGTTTAATTCGTTTTGGTCAACAAGGCGCAGACAACAAGCCGCCGAGAAAAGGTGAAAGCGAGGCAGATAAAGCAAAGCGTAGATCGTTTAAAGCTAGATTTGCGAAACAAATAGCCGCAGGGCGTAAAGATAAAACCGCATCAGCGGCTTATTGGGCCGACAAGGTGAAATGGTAATGGCATTTTCTCAAGATTCAGATCTAGTTGCTTTGATTCCTGACATCCTAACTTTCGGCATAACGTCATTCGCGGACGAGCACGCCAGAGCAGAGGCTGATTTAATCAGGACCATTCGGAACGAGTGGTGGCACAAGAAGGGTATAAAAGGCGAAATGGTATCGTCTTATCTTACTGACTCTCAATGGACGCGATGCAATGCTTATCTAGTCTTATGGAAGTACGCACTGCCGCAGCTAACGAACTGGGTAGACGGCGACAGATTTAAAGAGATGCTGGACTTCTACAAGGTACGTTACGAGGAAGAGATTAGCGATATATTTAAAGACGGCGTTGAGTACGACGACGATAACAGCGGAACAATTGACGACGACGAAAAGACAATTGTCGCCTTTGGCCGGTTGGTAAGATAATGGCTATCGCTGGGGCGTTGGCTCGCGGTCTTGGGATCAGATTGCTGACTAAGCCGAAAAACGTAGAGCAAGTTACCACCAAGCCAAGAAAAGAAGTCTCTAAAAACATTCCAAAAGCTATTTTGAAAACTGGCTTGCTGGGTCAACAGATAATAAAACAAAGAACAGCCAAAGGTGTGGGTTTTGGTGGTGGATTTAAAGGTTATTCACCGCAGTACAGGGCTGCACTGTCAAAGCAAGGAAAGCCAATATCGCCTGTTGATTTGTTTAACACTGGTCAAATGCTTAGGTCTATGCAAGTCAGGCGCAGGGACAACAGAACTGCTGAAATATATTTCGACAACAAAGAAGCGGCAGAAAAGGCAGCTATGAACAACAAAACGCGGCCTTTCTTTGGTTTTAACAGAGACGAAGAAGCAAGGCTAGGCAACTACTTTAGGAAGCAATTGTGAGCGTTAGAGAAGATATAGCATCAAATCTAGTCACCACGCTGCAAGCAGTGACCACGCCGGTAACGATCAAATACGTTACGCGAGAGCCTTTCGATTTTGACAAGTTAAGCAACGCACAGTTTCCTGCAATCTTAGTAAGAACGCAGAACGAGGACAGGCAGGATTCAAGTATAAAAGGCACACTGACGCAAAGGTTTGCGACGGTTGACTATCAGCTCGTATGCTATGTAAAAGCATCGGCTATAGACACTGCCAGAAATAACATCATCGAGGCAATTGAAGAGAAGTTAGACGTTGATAGAACGCGGGGTGGTTATGCGATAGACACCCAGATCGTTAGTATAGAAACAGATGACGGTTCTATTGATCCAGTCGGCGGTGTTATTATAACAGTACGGATTGAGTACCAATTCACCAGAGGCACAACTTAGAGGGTTTTAAAATGGCTACAACAAAAGGTTCAACAGGCGTTATCAAGCTCGCTGTGAGCGGCGGGACTGTTGCTGCTATGGGTGAGGTTCGATCCTACACCTTAACGCAGTCAGCGGACACGATTGAAGATACTACTATGGGTGATTCCAATCGCACCTACGTCTCATCTCTCAAAACCGGCACTTTATCTGCTGAGGTTTACTGGGATGATGCAGACACGGTTCAGTTAGTAATGGACGCTGCGGCTGCTATCGACTTTGAGGTTTACCCGACAGGAGCGGGAAGCGGCGAAAAGTATTACACTGGCGGCGGCATTGTAACGAGTAACGAAATCACGGCATCTTTCGATGGCATGGTTGAAGGCTCGTTTGAGGTGCAAGTTTCGGGCGCAGTGACTGAAGCAACAGTATAGGGGTAGCACATGGGGTTAGCAAGGGAGCTACGCAGCAGACGCACAGTTACGCCACGGACGATAAGCGTTGACCAATGGGCTGACGAAGAGGGTCAGCCTTTTGTCATGTATTGTTTTCCGATCACATGCTACGACATTAACGAGCTTCAGAAAAAGCATCCTAAGTTTCTGGAGAATACGACTATCGCAGCAATGGTTGATCTGATTGTTATGAAGGCAGCAAGCGAGGATGGCGAAAAGCTATTCAAAGCTGCCGAGGATCGGATTGATCTGATGGGAGAAGAGACAGCAGTCATCTCTGGCATTGCTGAGCAAATGTTTGCTGAAATACAGTCTGCGGAGGATGCCGAAAAAAACTGATGTCCGATCCGCTAAGGATGAACCTTATATCCTTGGCTGATCGGTTGCACATGACAATAGCAGACGCAGAGCAGATGTCGCTCACTGAGGTTAATGAGTGGATGGCATATTTTAAGATTCTGAAGGACAAAGATGGCTAGGCAAGACGTAAGCATAATCATAAGAGCGTTTGATAAAACCAAAGCAGGTTTTTCTGGCGTTACGAGAGGCCTTAAATCAGTATCTGGCGCTGTCTTTAATGTGCAAAACGCGCTGATTGGTACCGTGGGCGCAGCGGGTTTTGGCGCTTTAATCAAATCCTCAATTAACGCTGGTGATGAGTTAGCAAAAACTGCTGACAAGCTAGGCGTTACCACTACCGCACTCGCGGGGCTTAGGCACGCAGCAGAGCTTACAGGCGTATCCACGGGAACGATGGATATGGCTCTTCAGCGGTTCACACGTAGAGCCGCAGAAGCAGCACAGGGCACTGGTGAAGCCAAGGGAGCCTTGCAAGAGCTAGGTATCAACGCCGATGATTTGGTTAAGCTGCCATTAGACCAGCAAATGAGTGTAGTTGCTGACTCGATGGCTGGTGTTGAGAAGCAGTCTGATAAAGTTCGGCTGGCGATGAAGCTGTTCGACTCGGAAGGTGTCGCGCTCGTTAATACTTTGGGCGGTGGATCGGCGGCGCTGGAGCAAATGACCTCCGAGGCTGAGCAGTTAGGAGTAACGCTTAGCCGCACAGATACAGCTCAGATGGAAGCGGCAAACGATGCCCTAACTCGTCTCAAGGCAGTATTCACAGGGCTGACTAATCAATTAGCTTTAGCGTTTGCCCCGATTATTACATTTGTCGCTGATGGCTTTAGGCAAGCCGCATTAGATTCCACTGAATTTGGCAACATAGGTCAAATGGTAGCCGGTGCTTTAGTTAGAGCGTTTGGTTTTGTCCGTAATATTGTTCATGGGCTGCAAATAGTTTTTTTGGGGGCAAAAGTAGGTATTTTAGAGCTTGCGAACTCTATCGGTGACAAGCTAATCCCTTTTGTTGACGGCTTCATCAAGTATTACAACAAGATAGCTAGAGTCGTCCCGCTGATGACAGAGATAAGCTCAACTGGCGCGGATATCATGGGCGGGTTGCCTACTACCATTGACGAAACTAGGCAAAAAATTGCTGAGCTGTTGAGTCAAAATCCGGGTGATGCTTTAGTCGCACAGATGACGGAGTTTATAGTTGCAAACAGAAAAGCAGCAGAAACAACAGCAAAGCTCAAAGAAGTACAAAACGCCGCAAGCACTGAGATCGCCAGCGGTTTTGATAAAATCGGTGATGCTATTGGGCGATTCGAAAACAAACTCCCTTCTTTACAAGAAAACCTAGACTCAATTACAAAAAGCACATTCAAGGGCATGTCGGACGGGTTGATGAGTATCGTTAAAGGTACTGCGTCAGTCGGAGACGCGTTTAAGAAAATGGCAGCACAGTTAATCATGCAAGCCATCCAGCTATTTGTAATTGACAAGATCACAGGAGGCTTCTTGTCGTTTGTTAAAGGTCTGACAGGTAAAGCTATCGGCGGCCCAGTTCAAGCTGGACAACCCTATATGGTTGGTGAGCGTGGACCCGAGATGTTTGTGCCTAATCAGTCAGGCTCGATTGTCCCTAATGACAAGATGGGTGGCGGCGGCGGCATCACCGTGGTAAATAATGTAGACGCTTCTGGTGCTGGCTCAGACGTTGACCTAAAGATCCGAGCAGCGATGCAGCAAAGCTCAGAGCAAACTGTCGCCACGATCCAAAACCTAATGCGTAGAAGGCGCTTTGTATGACCACCTACTCTTTTAGCACACAAGTGGGCCTCACCCCATCTAGCCAGACCTTTGAGCTGGTTCAGAATACTCGAGTATTTCGGTCAAGTTTAACCAACGCCGTACAAACATCAGGTCGAAAAGGCGCATTTTGGAAAACGACAGCAACCTTTTCTAATCTGCAAGACGGCGATAAAGGTAAGGTCCAAGGGTTTCTAGCCAAGCTAAATGGTCAAGAGCATCGGTTTGAGTTTGGAGATTATGGCTATGACAGACAAGGCACTGCGCCTTCAGGCGACAGCTTGGTAGTCAATGGCGATAACCAGTTAGGCTCTACACTGAACGCAGATGGAGCTACAGCAAGCAAATCAGGATACCTCAAAGCAGGAGATTATATTGAGGTTAATAACTGTTTGCATATTGTCACAGCAGATTGCAACTCAAACGGCAGCGGAGAGGTAGCAATTCCCATAGCTCCTCCTCTTCGATCAACTCCGACGAATAATGCAGCGATAGAGTTCCTAGCGCCTAAGTCGGTGATGATGCTTGTATCTGAGCCTAAATGGACAACCCAGCCCGGTCTAATTGCATCCTTTACTATTGATGCGGTTGAGGATGTTCTTGCATGAGCAGAGATCTAGCATCAAACACAGCGGCCCAATATGCGGCCACTCATGTCAACCCGATCATATTCGTTAAACTAGAGTTTGATACGGCTGCGCCAAATTCAACCGGCACGATTAGATTACACAACGGTTTAGGCACTTATAACTGGAACGCAAACGACGGCGCTGGTATCAGGGCATGGCAGGGGACGGGTGATCTAGGGCAAATCAGCGCAATCGAAGAAGGCGATGAAATAAGCCCATATAGTATTCAATTAACCCTTAGCGGGATAGATACTAGCATTGCAGCAGAAGCCGCTAGGGAGACGTACTATCAAAGGCCAGTCACCCTATACGTCGGAGCATTAAACGCCTCAGACGAGCTTGTAGCAACTCCTGACGTTATTTGGACTGGGTTCATAGACACTATGGACGCTGTACTCGGAGGTGATAGTGGTGACTCGATTGTATTAACTGCCGAGTCGGAGCTGGCGATGTTTGATCGTTCTAGCAATTACCTGTATACCAACGCGCAGCAGCAGCACGATTCCCCAATCGGACCAGATTCAAACAACCCACAGCCCGACACGTTTTTCACGCATCTGCAAGAGATGGAAGATCTGACGCTGGACTGGGGAAAGCGCAAAGCAGGGAGTGGAAGTGGAATCAAGATTATCGAAGAAGACGAAAACGAATTCGATCAGGTCACGTTCTAGGCCATTCCTTCTTCAAAAAGCCCTAAACGAATGGGGCAGAAATAACTTCGAATACGGATCTGTGGACTGTTGTCAGTTTACGGCCTTTATTGTTTACAAAATCACCGGCAAAAATTACGCAAACGGGCTAGAATACGAGAGTGAGCTAGGCGCGGACGCTTTAGTCGCAAAGTATGGGGATTTAGTGGGAGTGCTAACGCGTGCTATCGGAGAGCCGCCAAATCAGGCAGAATCAGATGGAGATCCTTGCGTGGTTGACGTAGATGGTATCGGTCAAGTCGCAGGGATAAAATATGGCGAAACGGTGATCTGTTTATTGCAAAAAGGCTTCATTCGTTTACCAGATAACTTAATCATTGCAGGCTGGAACTTATGCCACAAGTAGTCCCATTTCTTAAAGCAGTAGGCGCATTTGTAACCGCAGGGGCCGCAGCAGGGACGACTGCTGCTGTAATTGGTGCCACTGTAGTTATCGGCGCGACAGTCGCAGCATCTCGCGTACTAAAACCTAAAATTAATTTTAGCATAGACGACAACGATCGAACGCGACAGCAAACGGTACGCTCGACGATTGAGCCGAGAAAATTGGTTTACGGCGAGACAATGGTTAGCGGCCCGCTAACGTATGCCAAGGTTACAGGAACAAATAACGAAGACTTGCACCAAGTTGTAGCTCTTGCGGGGCACGAACTGAATGCAATCAAGACGGTATTTTTCGACGACAAATCGATAGACCTGACTCAATCCCTAACCTACGACAGCTCGACCAAGGAAGTTATTAGCGGCTTTTTCGGTCCTAAAAATGACGAAGACGGCAACAGCGAGAACATCGTCTATATTGACACAAGGCTAGGAACCTCTAGCCAAACGGCTTTCTCAGCACTTAGGTCTAACGCCGAAACTAGCAGCGAATATTTAGCAACGCATAGAGGCGACAACGTAGCTTCTATTTATACTCGCTGGCGCATAAACGAAGGATCAGCAGAGGTATGGGACGAGGTTGGTAATGTCCAAAATATTAAGTGCGTGGTCCAAGGCAAGAAAGTCTACGACCCACGGTTAGAAGTAGCTGCTAACAGCAATGATCCAGACACTGCTGGCAACAGCCCTACCAATTCATCTTATGTCGTTTATAACGACGGATCATTAACGACAGGATCAGCGCAAGGTAATTACAACCGAGGCAATCAGGGAGAGAACCCAGCCTTGCAGCTTGCTGATTTCTTGATGAACTCTGATTTTGGTTTAGGTATACCAGCGAGCAAGATTGATTGGGCTGCGGTGATAACTGCGGCTGATCTTTGTGACCAGTTGGTTCCTATTCCAAGCAGTGCTGTACAGAAAAGATTCTTTGGTTCTGGCGTGATTTTTGGGGCCGACACTTATAGTGCGTCTATCTCCAAGATCCTCTCAGCAATGAATGGCAGCCTGATTTACAGCCAAGGCAAGTACATAATGGCGGCTGGCAAGTATGTTAGCCCTAGCGAAACTTTGACAGAGGACGATTTGGTTGGTCCTGTTCAAGTTAAAACCGCAATCCCAAGATCAGATCGAGTCAACACTATCAAGGGTCTGTTTATAGATCCTAATGAAAACTACAAGATGATGGAGTTCGGCCCTGTAACCGTTGGGGCCAATGATTTTAACAATCAGACCAAAGGCGCGGTTGCAAGAGACAACGGCGAAGTCTTAACAGAAGAAGTCAAGTTACCGTTTACCGATAACCGATATGCAGCGCAGCGAATTGCTTTGATGCAAGTTGCTCAGTCTTATCATCAAACTATTGTCACTGTTCCCGTAAACCTAAAGGGTATGCGTATCGCAATCGGTGATCGCGTTAATCTTACCCTTAGCGATTTTAACGCGGTTGATAGTGGCAACTGGGCACCTAAAGTTTTTAAGTGTATCGGATGGCGTTTCGCTGAAGATGGCGAAGGCATAAACCTTACACTTATTGAAGATGACAGCAATAACTACAACGACCCAGCGGCTAGTGACTATTCAACGATCACTGCCGAAGGTGTTATCAGCACAGCTCTGCCAAACGTCCCAAGCCCTTCACAATTGACACTCACATCTGCAATTAACAGCATCGAGTTAAATTGGAAAAACCCGCCTAACACAAGCGCATGGGAACAGATTTACATATACCGCAACACTACCGGCACATTGCCAACTGATAGCAGTACGCCTATCGCAAAGCTAAGAGCGAGCAGCTACATAGATCAGAGAGCAGCCGCAGGATCAGACGGCGTTGCTATTGAATACTACTATTGGATTCAAGCAGTCAGATATCCGCAAGGATCTACGCCAGCAAGTGGAAACACAAACAAAGCCAAGTCGCCAATGGTAGCGGCTGGCACTCCTTCAAGCGGAAAGATCGCAGCGACGAAGATCGGCGTTGGAGTCATGGACGCGGATAGTGTTGGCTCAACGCAGGTTATAGACGGCAACATTGGATCAGACCAGATTGCAACAACCTTAGAGTCGACTAATTACAACGCACAAAACGAAACGGGTTGGCAAATCAACAAGTCTGGGACTGCGTTTTTTCAACAAGCTACTATCAAAGGAGGCATTACAGCCAACAGCGGCACGATTGGTGGGACAACGATAACCTCGACCAACTTAAACCAATATAGTGGTTCAGGAGCTGCATCACATGGGGACGCAGATACTGATTTCTGGCTTGATAGCTCTGGAAACTTCAGCCTAAAAGACAAGTTTGTATGGACTGGCGGCACAACTAACACTTTGGTTATTGATGGATCAGGCACGTTTAGTGGAGCAGTCACAGCAACCTCTGGAACATTCACGGGAACTGTAAACGCTAGTG